GCATTCTCCATCCGAGACCAGATAAACTGGTATAGTCGGGGAAGAGCGGCATCCGATGGAAAAACTCCTGTCGGTAAACCGCACCTGCACTTAGGGGAAACGGTGTATAACCACTTAAGTGGTCGGACAACGTTCTCCACTCGATAGTTAGCACTTCCTTGTATTGCAAAAAAGCATCTACAAGGTATATCGGGAGCTCCAAGGTATCTATACTGAACCTGTCTAGCCACTCACCTACGCCGAAAAACCAATCGACGATAAAGGTGAATGGAACCAGGTCCCATAAAATCCTTGGATTAAGCTCAAAGCCTAAAGCGTCTAATAACGCCCTAAGCTCAGCATCTAACGGACCCACCGTGTCCAAAGGACGCGGCTTGTACGCTATAAACCCATTACAGCTGCGAGTTATCGTAGCTGTCCAGGTCGCCAGCGCACTCGAAGGAATCCGATAGGAACCCGATACCGTGGCACTTGCTGCGGGGAGCGAAGTGGATGATTGAATAATCTTTCCAATCGACTCCTTAAAAGCAGCTAACTTAGCCCGCGTTCGCAAGACAGCCTCAATCATTTCCCTGATGTCAGCCACAGTTGGCTTCCATCCGAATTTGTAATTGAGGTGCGCTCCCGCCAGGTTTCTCGCTAGACTTAACTTTTTCTTCCATAGTACGTGCAGTCTTTTGATGTCATCGATTTCCGCAAGGAAATTAGGCACCGAAACTGTCGTAAGATCGGGTCTTAAACGGTCAAAAGCCGTGTTAATCAGACCCTGTCCCTGCGTGTTTAAAAAGCCAGGCCCGGTAACTCCGAGCGCAGCTTTCGCCAACGCGACTATGGTATCCTTGACGTCACAACATACTCGGTTATGGTTCTGGTAAAGTTCCCAGGACCAAGGTAGTGAAGGAACTGTGCAAGCAAAGCCTGCACTCCCTCCTGAGTAGTTGAAGTATTCTCTATTGTGCAAACAGAAGTTCGACCGTCCGCGAGAACGCGGAGGTTGAGTACTGTATGTGATCGCTTCGTGAAACGTCCCAATTGTATAGTCAGGTATTAAGTTATCCTGAGCTAACGTATGGGCCGGCATCAAATAGGCTTTCTGAT